CAGCTGCGATGTTAGCGGTAACGACAACTTCACTATAGTCTTTGATTCTCGGCTGTCTAAGCTCTTGGTCGTTTACGTCGAGGAACCCGGTCAGCGTCCCGCCGCTAGTCGAGAGAATGTTTGCTTCAGCTAGAGTGTTGTTGATCCACGCGCTGCCGTTCCACTTAAGCAGTTCACCCGAAGCAATAGACGTGATCGTGACATCGGCAAGCGTGCCGATATTCTGGGCGGTAAGATCAGTGAGATACCCGACAGCGTCGTGGTCACCCCAGCCGTAGGCGGTGTTCCAGTTAGAAAAACCGGCAGCCGCCGTAGCAATGTTGGACCGCTCAGCGGCAGTAAGGATCTTATTCGTAGACCCTTCGACCATGTTATCCATGTCGAACACATCGCCAGCGACGGTGGTCGGGTCGTAGGTCACCTTATCAAGATAGCTCCCAAGCTCAGATGTCACCTCGTCAGATACCGCGTCGTAGACACCCTGGGCCGTAACCCGGAGTTCCACAAGAGAACCGGCGACGAACGCCTGAGCAAGCGTACTCTCCTGCGCACGGACAACGGTCATCGAGTCGTCGGACCGGGCAGTGACCTTAACTATTTCGATAGCGCCGTTAGCATCCTGAAGTGTAGCGTAGAAGTAATCTCCACCGGTCAAGACAGGGAAAAGAGAGCCTGTTCCCGCAGCCACAACGAGGCCCAAGTCACTGCTTGAGATGGCAGAAGCTAGGACGCTTGCCGTGTTGTTCTTCAGTTTAACGGCCATTTCGAGGCTCCGTGAGAGTACCTGACTAGGACAACTGTATGCTGCCGACAATCGTGACGGATAAGAACGACGCGGACGACACGCTCGACACTGTGATACTTATATCGTCGCCTTCAGCCACAGCGTTGCTAGTTGTGTGAGTTTGCGTCTGCTTGACAGTTGATGCCGAGTTAGCAGATCCGCCAAGAGGTGTGCCGTTGATAGCTACACTAACTGTGCAAGTGCCGGTCTCCGTCTGTGTAACAACGCCGTTTATAGCCCCGTTCCAGCCTGCCGCCAAAAACTTATACGTTCTATTGAGAGGCTGATCGATAACAGTTGCATCAGATACTGTGACTCCGACGGTAGTAGCAGCAACCGTGTACGAAACGAGATCTTCGATGTTCTCTTTGTTGTTCCGCAGTTCGAACAGAGCGCCAGCGTCGAGGGTCAGAGCGGATGTGCCGCCCTGCGCACGGACAACCGTCATAGTGTCAGAAGCACGCGCCGTAACCTTCACAACCTCCGTTACACCCCAAGGTGCAACAAGAGTCGCATAGAAGTAATCTCCGCTAGCCAAAGCAGGAAATTGACTACCTTCACCCGAAGAGAGCGTTATGGCAGTATCAGCCGCCGCGACCGCGTTAGGGAGTATGGTGCTAGCATTGTTGGCTAATCGTATCGGCATCAGGCAAACCTATCTCCGTAGACTCTCATCTGCCCGCGTGCGTTACCAAGGTTCGCCCTAGCCCGCCGTTCAGTAAGATGAAACAGGAACTGTTTGGCGTGGTACTCAGCAAGCTGCCGGTCGCCCCAAGCGACGTTAGGCATAACCAGAGTCTCTTGCAACGCAGAGTGAAGGATGGCGTCTTCGAGTTCGTTGAGGATACTCTCTTCCATGCCGGTGGCCGTGCGAGATGGCTTAAGTGCTAGGAAGATCCGCAGGGTATAAACCTCGTCGTTGTCAGGCAGAGGCAACACGATGTATTTGTCTGGCGTCAGCTGGGTAAACACTCTAGGCTCTGACGCGCCTTCCACGATGGCTTCGGGCACGACGAAGTCACTGCCCTCGTTGAACAAAGCCTCGTTGTACTCATACGATCCCCACGGTGAAGGTGGTGTGTTACGCCAGACTGAAGCGGCTGGCTCGCCGCTGTAGAGATCAGCCCAGGCAGGGTAGCGGTCCAGAGCTTGTTCTAGCGTCAGTACTTCCAGGGGGCGCTCGTTCACCACAGCGCGGAAGACTGAATGAACATCGGTCTCGTTGGGCTTAATATAGCCGTACTCGTAAACACCCGGCATGATGCGGTAGGGGGTAGGCGTGTGTCGCCATGCTAGGGTGCGCTCGCAGGTGCGGATAGCAGCGCGTCTGATTTGTTGAACAGCCAAGGGCTGTGGGCATCCCGGCACGCTCGGCAGGAACCTGTCGAGGAGATCTGTGAAGAGGCGTGTAGCCATCAGATGACATCCCCTATGTTAGCCTGCGGTTTGGATGGTCTCATCCCCGCCGACTTCGTGTCGGTCAGCTCGCGGTTCTTCAAGGATGTGCCAAGGAGCGAAGCAAAAGACTCGAAGAACAGTTTAGCGCGGTTAGCGTTAACATGCTCATCATCGATGGACTCGGCGAGGTACACCGTGCAGTCGACAATAGCCGGGAAGAAAGCGTCGGACGGAGCTGTGATCGTGTCGGTAATAATATAATCAGCAGGGATAGCCGCATACTCACCAACGAGGACAGTGCCCGACACGGGCGGGGGGTAGAGAAAGAACCTATCCTCGTTCTTCACATGCCGCATGAAGTTGACCGGAGACCCCGAGGTTTCGTTCATCCAGTTGGGGTAGTTCCGGTTCATAGTCTCGCGGTCTACTTCTGTAACCGCATTACCGCCTTTGACTTGGAAGATATCGACGAGCCGTAGCGCATCGCTGGGGAGCGTTTGAACTGCTGTGTCTGCCTGCGTAGGGATATCCTGGATCGACCCGAACATGTCAGGGCGTAGGACTGCCGTACGTTTGATCGCCTGATTGACGAAACCAAGCAGATACGCATCGCTAAACCGGTAAGGGATAACGGCGTCTTGTAGAAGGTGGCGAACCTCTACTATGATATCAGCAGGTGTCATCCCGGTAGATTCCTAGACGCCTCTGCATTAAGTTCTTCATTAGTGTACTCTGGTTCATCTTGCAAGTCACTTACGAATAGCTCAAGCTGTTCTTCGACCTTCTTACGCTGCCGACGTTTCTTTGGCGCGTTAAGGTGCTTAGGCTTATGTTTCTCAGGGAAGGCGACTTCTTCCGAGACTTCGTACAGCTTCGGGTGATTGGCCCGGTCTTCAGTCCAGCGGAAGATATAGCCGTCGTCTTCGTGCTTCAGCCACTTAGTCATTCTACTTCCTTTTACCTGACGGCTTTACTGGCCACGACTTACGGCTCGGGCCTGTCTTCTTATTAGCCATCGTTCGCTTTTCAGTGCTCGACATCTTGGAAGCAGCCTTGGCCGGTCGACACGCCGGATATGGGCGAGAACTCTTCTGTGCCTTTGACCGCCCGCAGGGTTCACCGGTCTTGACGTCAACCCATTTCTCTCCGAACCACTTACCAAGACCTCCTTTGCTCATGACTTCTTCACTCGGTTATCAGGGCCGCGCCACCCGCCACCCCGCTTCTTGTATTCCTTCGAGGCCCAGGCGTTGGCGTAGGCACTAGGGTAGACATCGAACTTCTTCTTCGCGTCTGCCTTCACACGGGACCACAGAGATGGGTTCGTGGGCTTTGGGCTACCCTTCTTAGTAGGCATATTACCTCAACACTTCCAGGCTCGGAGTGACTTGTTGATCCGTGAGTTCGGATCGTTAGCCGTCTTCTTGCTCGTAAGTTTCTTCTTCATCCCTTGCATCCGGGCACAGAATGATTTCTTGCGTGGGCCACCTTCAGGCTGCGGCGGCTTCAGACCCGGCTTACCAGGGTTGGCTTTGTTGTAGGAGGCTCGCCCCTTGGCGTTCAGCCCGCCCTTCGGGTTCTTACCTTCCTTGCGCTGCCATGCAGGAGACTTAGCCATTACGATGTTACTCCCTTGATCACGGCGAAGTTAATCGTAAGCGTGTCAGACCTGCCAGTGTTTGTCTTGTTGTGAAGCTGGATACGGAACGAGTTGTTGGCCACCGCCGTTACGGTTAGGTCGTACGTATCGACTGTTGCGCCCGCAGCGATGTTAGCGACGATAACGTCAGTAGCAACAACCGTAGTGTTGTTAACAGTAAAGCTAGCGAGCTGCCCGTTAGCTAGCTCATTGCTCGCCGTAACAATCTGGCCACACGTTTTGTTAATAGAGACGGCGGTCGTCTTATCAGTTGACTGGGTGACAGTACCGCCTGCGCCTGTGGTGTAACCGAGGGTCGAAGTAGCGGCGAAAACACCCGAGGTAATAGACGTAATACCAGAGAACGAGCCGGTGAAGGTGACGTTCTGAATAGACCCGCCAGTGATTGCTACGCTGCTTGCATTTTGCGTAGATATGGTCCCAAGGCCAAGGTTTGTCCGCGCACCGCCTGCGGTGCTAGCGCCTGTGCCGCCATCAGCGATAGCAAGATCGGTAATACCAGCGATAGTGCCGCCAGTGATATTTACAGCAGCGATATCGACCGTATCGGTCGAGCTAATGGCGCTGCCATCGAAGGTTAGGTTGTCGACGGTAACAGATCCCGTCCCGACCTTGAGAGCCGTTGCTTCGCCGATGCCGTTGTAAACCGTCTTAGGAGAACCTGTGACCCCGCCGTCAACATGAAGGAGCTGATTATAGGTAACGTTGATTTTGTTAT